CTCAGTTTAATGGAAATCTATTCTGAATCGTGAAACTGTAAACTTTGGAACCGCCGTATACCGAACGGTACGTACGGTGGTGTGGGAGGTCTCCCGGTCAATTAATGACCGGGATCCTACCCGATTATTCAAAAATCATGAAGGAGGAAAAAATCATGAAGGAAATTTGGAACTGGGTACAAGTAGCACTAACTGCACTAGGTGGATTCTTAGGTTGGTTTTTAGGAGGCTTTGATGGGTTTTTATATGCACTAGTGACATTAATGGTGGCTGATTATATCACCGGTGTCATGTGCGCCATTGTCGATAAAAAGCTATCCAGCGAAGTCGGATTTAAGGGCATCTTCAAGAAGGTGCTTATTTTTGTAATGGTGGGAATCGGTCATATTATCGACACGAACCTTATAGGAGACGGTAGCATGCTCCGAACCGCCATCATCTTTTTCTACTGCTCCAATGAAGGAGTTTCCATGTTGGAAAATGCAGGCCGTCTAGGACTACCAATACCAGATAAGTTAAAAGATATCCTTGTTCAGCTGCATAACAAAGGAGGAAATGAATAATGAATCTCAGAAAGCTTATTTTCACAGAAAATGCCTGTTATAAGGCAGGCAGAAAGATTACACCAAAGGGCATCATGGTTCATAGCACTGGTGCGAACAATCCAAATTTACGCAGATATGTTGGACCGGATGATGGTCTGTTAGGAGTGAATCAATATAATAATCACTGGAATCAAGACAGACCAGATGGAAGACAGGTTTGTGTCCATGCCTTTATAGGGAAACTTAAAGATGGCTCCATTGCCACTTATCAAACCCTACCATGGAATCATAGAGGTTGGCATGCAGGAGGCGATGCAAATAACACACATATTGGCTTTGAAATCTGCGAGGACGGTTTGACCGATACCTCTTATTTTAATGCGGTCTATAAAGAAGCGGTGGAGCTATGTGCACATCTTTGTAAGGAGTATAAACTCGACCCGATGGCTACCGGTACGATTATTGGCCACTATGAAGGGTATCAACGAGGGATTGCATCAAATCATGCTGATCCAAGACATTGGTTTTCAAGACATGGCAAGAGTATGGATAATTTCCGTGTAGAGGTTAAAAAGTTACTTACAGCAGATGAAACACCTACTGGGGGTTCTGAAAATACAACCTATCCTGAAAAGCTGACTACAGGTTATTACCGTGTTAGAAAGACTTGGGCAGATGCAAAGTCACAGCTTGGGGCATATCGTATCCTTTCCAATGCAAAGGCACAGGTTGATAAGAACCCAGGTTATTATGTTTTCAACAACGATGGCATGATTGTATATCCCACCGGTAGCGCCTCTTCACCAACTTACAAAGAGTATACGGTAGTTAAAGGTGATTCTCTCTGGGCAATTGCAGCCAAGCTACTCGGTAGCGGCACAAGATACACAGAGATTGTTAAACTGAACAATTTAAAATCAACGATTATTTATACCGGTCAAAAACTGAAAATCCCTAACTAAGCATGATGCCCTTGGAGGTTTAAAACTTCCTTGGGCATTTTTTTTATTAAACCGTCAGATTTATGTATCTCCTGAGGCTACCAGGTAGAGGGCAACAAATAAAAGCGCCCTTCAGAAAGAGGTGATGGATATGAAGCACAATCTAAAAATTAGTGTTTCAAAGAAACCACAGACAGGCGGGATTGTTACTTACCGTAACTTTTCCGTGAGGGAGCGCATCCTTCGATTCCTTCTTGGGGGAAAACAGCGTGTAACGATTGTAATCCCCGGAGACAGCATCGAGGAACTCTCTATCTGTGAGATGACGAAAGGAGGAAATGACCTTGAGCAAAATAAAGTTACTGCTTGATGTGGTAAATGATATGCGAAGTCTTGCTGATAGCATACAAGCGGTTTGTGAGGCAATGGTAGATAGCGATTCTGATCCAAAAGAAACACCTACCACAAAGACAGAAAAAGCAAATGAGCCGGATATTTCGCTGGAAAAAGTGAGAATGGTACTCGCCGAAAAAAGTCAGCTTGGCTTTACCACTGAAGTGCGGGGCATCATTGGGAAGTATGGTGCTGACAAGTTAAGTGCTGTTGATAAAGCTTATTATGCTGACATCTTGAAAGATGCGGAGGTTCTTGGGAATGGGTAATCATGCAATATTATCTGCATCTTCATCACACAGATGGCTTCATTGTTTACCGTCTGCAAGGCTTGAACTTGAGTTTGAAAACACAAATGGAGAAGCAGCAAAAGAAGGTACAGCAGCCCATGCCCTCTCTGAACACAAGCTAAAAAAGGCACTTCGAATCAGAAGTAAGAGGCCTACATCAGAGTATGATTCAGATGAAATGGAAGAATGCACGGATGGCTACGTTGACTTCATCATGGAGCAGGTAGAACTTGCAAGAAAGTCTTGCACAGATCCTATCGTTCTTATTGAACAACGTCTTGATTTCTCTTGTTATGTTCCAGATGGTTTTGGGACAGGAGATTGTGTGATCATCTCAGATGATAGACTTCACATCGTAGATTTCAAATATGGTATGGGCGTGCTAGTGGATGCAGAGGACAATCCACAGATGAAACTGTATGCATTAGGCGCTTTAGAGATTTATGACAGCCTATACGACATCAAAGAAATATCAATGACAATTTTTCAACCACGAAGAGAAAATGTCAGCACCTGGACTGTTCGGGTAGAAGAACTTAAAGCCTGGGCAGAAGAGGAACTAAAACCAAAAGCCGCAAAAGCCTATCAAGGTGAAGGTGAATATATGCCTGGTCCGTGGTGTACCTTCTGCAGAGCATCCAGCAGATGTCGTGCTAGAGCTGATGAAAATCTGAAACTAGCACAGATGGAGTTTAAGATGCCACCGTTACTTACAGATAGTGAGATAGAAGAAGTTCTAACCATTCTTCCCGACCTTACTAAATGGGCGAATGAGATAACTGCCTATGCGACAGACGCTGCAGTCAATCACGGAAAAGAGTGGCATGGTTTTAAGGTTGTGGAAGGTAGATCTGTTCGAAAGTATAAAGATGAAAATGCAGTAGCAGAAAAAGCTGTCATCAGCGGATACAAGGACATTTATCGTAAGAGCCTCATCCCTATGACAGAGATGCAAAAATTGATGGGCAAAACCAAATTTGAGGAAATTCTCGGTGACCTCATCTATAAACCACCAGGCAAGCCAACTCTTGTCCCCAAATCAGATAAAAGACCGGCAATTAATGTAGCTGATGCAAAAAACGAATTTAACGAAATTATGGAGGGTTAATATTATGAGTAAAATCGAAAACAGAACTAAAGTAATTACAGGTGTAAACACAAGGCTTTCTTATTTCCACGGATGGGAGCCAGTATCCATCAACGGTGGCGCAGAAAAATACAGCGTATCTGTTCTTATTCCCAAGGACGATACAGAAACCATTAATGCTATAAATGCTGCTGTGGATGCAGCCATTGAGGAAGGCATCGCTAAATTTGGTGGAAAGAAACCGAACAAAGCGGCAATTAAGCTGCCACTGCGTGACGGAGATGTAGAGCGTGATGATGAGGCTTATAAGGGGCATTATTTTATCAATGCCAATAGCAAAACTGCTCCACAGATTGTAGATAAAAGTGTTAAACCTATTATGGATCGCAGCGAAGTGTACAGCGGTTGCTATGGTAGAGTTTCACTCAATTTCTATGCTTTCAACTCAAACGGAAATAAAGGTGTGGCTTGCGGACTTGGCAACATTCAAAAGATTAAAGATGGCGAGCCTCTTGGTGGAAAGAGTTCTGCAGCAGATGATTTTACAACTCTTGCAGAAGATGACTTCCTTGCCTAATAGAAAAGGCCAATTGACGGTGGTGGGGGTATTTCCTCTGCCACCTGCTTTTTTAGGAACGGAGGTATATTATGAGAAGTCTTGAAATTGATATCGAAACCTACTCATCTATCAACCTACAAAAGAGTGGAGTTTATCGCTATGTGGAGGCGGATGATTTTGAAATACTGCTCTTTGGTTATTCTGTTGACGGTGGAGAGGTGATGGTGGTTGACCTTGCGAAAGATGAAAAGATACCACAGATCATACTGGATGCCTTGACCGATGAAAAAGTAACCAAGTGGGCTTTTAATGCTCAGTTTGAGCGTGTCTGT